TTCATTTTATTTCTCCTCGTTTAAGGTCATGGTTTGACCGGTTTATTTATTGTTAATTAATCGTAACACTCTATTCGACGCTTTGCAATGAAAACTTAACCCTTATGATTAATATTTTTAAGAGCGTATTATTTTGAGATTCTTCTCCGAAGGTCTGAATGAATCAGTTGAATAAACCGCGTGACGCTTTGACCTTCGCTCCTTATATAAGAAGCGCGCTCCAGCGCTCCAGCGCAACGTCGCGACTTCGCGCTAAAACCGAAGGTTTACTACAAAAGTCATGGTATTAAGTTGTCTATATATAAGGAGAATTCAGAACTCAATATTCAATTCAATGATTGAGACACCTCATGAGACACTGCTTGAGACACAGGCCCAGCTATAGGTTTATAATTTTTGAGGGAGGGGTGGCCCTCCAGCCAGTCGGTCCATGTATCAGCCGCGTCTGTTTTAAAAAAAAATTAAAAAATCTGTCAAGCTATTGCCAAACTGCGTTGGGCCTAGTTCAATTCAGTTATGACACCAGCTTTAATTCAGCAAGAAAGACCGAATCGCGAGTTTGCCGAGAGTGTTTTGACTGGAGGTTTTCGTTATGCGGTTGAGCAGTTGCCGAAGGATATTGCGGCTATGTCGGAGGCTCAGATTGAGGAGCTGCGAAAGCCAACGGATATTGATTACTTTTTGCGTAAAAGCTTATGGAAACAGATTGAATTAGCACAAAAAGGCATAATAACCGATATTTCTCAGGCGTCGATTTATTCTGGTATTTGTTCCAAGCAAAATTTCGATCAATTGTGTGATGTTCCGTTGCGAGTTGCATGGCTTTTGATTTATCCGGAGTCGGTCAATTCGCTTATGGAGCATGGGTTATCGCTGGCAATTCATAACCTACTTAAGTTTGTTGCGAAGGCTCCGACCCCAGAAACGGCGTCAGCATTTATCAAGGCCACGGAGTTGCTGCTCAACCGAGTCCAAGGTCCGATCATTCAGAAGATCCAGGCGCAACACGCGCACCTTAACATGAATAAACCTATACAGGTACAATCACAAGATCCGAACCAACGTCTTGCGGAGTTGAAGTCAAAGATTGAGTCACGCGACGTTAGTCCCAAGACGATTGATATAAAGCCTGAATGAAAACATATTCTGGGTTAACGCTTGATGAGATTAATGAGCTTGAGCAAATTATCAAGCTCCGTGAGTCGCTGCCGCATTTGTATGGTTTTCCTTGGTATAGATGGGCCAAAGATTTTTTCGATGATACGCACAGGGCCGCATTTTTGTGTGCTGCGAATCAGGTTTCAAAAAGCTCAACACAAATCAGAAAAGCAATTGATTGGGCCACGGACCAAAGTAAGTGGAAAAAATTGTGGCCGGATCTTCTAAATGGACAAAAGCCTAACCAATTTTGGTATATATATCCAAGCTCACCAGTTGCGAATGTGGAGTGGGAGACGAAGTGGGTGCCGGACTTTTTGCCACGCGGTCAGTACAAGGACGATCCGGTCTACGGTTGGAAACCTGTATTTGACAAGGGAATTATTAAACAAGTTGATTTCAATTCCGGCGTAACTATATATTTTAAAACGTATTCACAAAAACTAATTGATTTGCAATCAGGCAGTGTCCACTCAATTTTTCTTGATGAGGAGTGTCCTCAGCACATTATTCCGGAGTTACAGGCGAGAATTCGTTCGACCAATGGATATCTGAATGGAGTTTTTACTGCGACGTTGGGCCAGGAGTTTTGGCGTAAAGTTATGGAGCCGGTTAGTAAAGAAGAAGAAATTTATCCTCATGCTTTTAAGCGAACGATATCTCTTTACGATTCGCAAACCTATATCGACGGAACCACAAGCCGCTGGACGACAAAGCGTATTGAGGAAATTATTGCCGAATGCACCTCCGATCAAGAAGTCCAGCGCCGAGTGTTTGGGCGCTTTGTAAAATCATCAGGTCTTAAGCTTCATGCGTTTACGCTAAAAGATAACATGGCAATGGCCGAAGTTATTCCAAAATCTTATGCGCTATATTCCGGCGTCGATCCTGGTTCTGGAGGAAAGCAAGGGCATCCAGCCGCAATAGTGTTTGTAGCGGTTCGTCCGGATTACAAGCTCGGTTATGTTTTCAAGGCGTGGCGTGGCGACGGTATTGATACGGCCAACCCTGATATCCTAAAAAAGTTTCGAGAGCTGAGAGGGCCGATGGTTCTTACCGATCAGGTTTACGATTACAAGGACAAGGACTTTTATCTTGTAGCTGCCAGCCAAGGCGAGCCGTTTAACATGGCCAATAAAACTAGGGACGAGGGGTTTGGTCTTCTCAACTCTTTGTTCAAAAACGGAATGCTAAAAATCTTTAGAGGCGATCCGGAGCTGGATAAGTTGGTTGGCGAAATCATGACTCTCGATATGGACACAGATAAGCGAGAGGCTCAGGACGATTTGATTGACGCGCTGAGATATGTTTGTTTGACTTCTATTCCGTGGAATTTTGATGTTGGGGTAGTTGAGAAAAATGATGACAAGTACAAGGACGCGCCGAAAGATAATCGAAGTCCAGAAAAAATCATGAGTGAGGAGTTACTAAAGTCGAGGCGTGACTTTGCATTAAGCATAACGAGACAAGTTGACGATAGTTATTCCGATGATATTGAATATTGGAATGAGCTTAGCGGAGCCAGTAATGACAGTTAATGAATTAAAAGACGCAATAAAAGTAATAAAAGCCGCAAAAAAACTTGGTGTCATATCAATGAAACTAGGTACACTTGAATTTGTATTAAGTAATGAACCCCGCGTTAGTCGATCTACGTTAAAAGTATCGGCAAAGACAATTGCTAAGCAGGACGAGAAAAATGAGCTTCAAATGAAGCTTGGCGATTCGAGAGAAGCGCTTTCTACGATGCACGTTGAAGACCCGCTGGGTTTTGAAGACGCATTGATACAGAAAGTCTTGAGTGACGATAACGGTGGGGATGACATTGAAGAAACATTCGGTAGCTGATCTTTTACAAGCGTACAAAGAATCGGAACAGTGTGACGCGGAGGTTTTCGCAGAAGCAAGATCAAACCTCCTTCTTGTCGCTGGCTCTCATTACAATAAAAAGCATTCGCTAGCTTGGGACCGAATTCGATCAACGCGAACCTTAAGCAATGAACAAAAGCTTCGCATAACAAAAAATCATATCTATCGAATTTCAAAAATCAGAAAGAATTTAATTCTCACGCATTCGCCAGGGGTACAAATACTCCCCGCGCAAGATGACAGTAGTCAGTCACAAAAGGCAGCGGAGTTGAACCAAAGTGTTTGGGAGTTTGCCAAAATCCAGCAGAACATGAAGGTTAAGACGCAGCAGTTTGTCAGTGATTATTTCGATATCGGTGAAGTGTGCGCAAAAGTTTGGTGGAACCCAAACGGCGGCGCGTTCAAAGGTCTTAACCAAGCCGTTGATGAAAACGGCCAACCGCAAATAGACGAACAGGGCCAGCCTCAAGGCAACGACGAAGATCCAGTTTTTGAAGGCTCTCTCGAAATAGAAAGAATTTTTGCTTTCAATCTCTTGCGTGATCCAAACGTCAAGACAATGGACGAGTCGCCATATTTGACGATTAGAAAAATGGTTAAGGTTGATAGCCTTAAGGGGATTGTTCCAGAAGACGATGAGCGCCAGAAGTTTATCACTGAGGGAAAAGACGACACTTATTTAATTTTCGATGGTAATCGACAGAACTATCAGAGGGAAAAAGGCATTACCACGCTAAAGGAAACTTATTTCCGTCCAAGCCCACAATATCCGATGGGATATTTTTATATTTGGGTTGATGCGGGAATTTTATTTGAAGGTGAGTTGCCGTTTGGAATTTGGCCTTTGGCGTTTGAGGGTCACGATGAAATGCCAACGACCGCGCGCTTTAGAAGTCCGATCAAGCAACTGCGTCCGTGGCAAATAGAAATTAATCGTCAGGCGTCCTCACAGGCTGAGGCGCAAGTGACGATGGGCCAGGACAAGATCATTATGCAATCTGGAGCAAAACTAACTCCTGGCGAATTACTCCCAGGAATTCGTGCGTATCATGCGACAGGGCGCGATCCGACAGTTCTTGAGGGCCGTACTGGTGAACAGTGGACCGCTGCCATTGGTGCAAACATAAGCGAGTTATATCAAGCGGCGATGATACCGGAGGAGCAAGAAGAAAAGCAGGAGTCTGATCCGTGGGGACAACTTTTTAAATCCATGAAACAAAAGAAAAAATTTGTTATGGACGCTGAAAAGTTCGAAGGCTTTCTGTGCAGATTAACAAATATTTATCTTGATTTGGCGAGGAACTATTTCCCTGACGAAATTCTTATTCCTGCCATTGGTAAAACGCAAATTATTAATATTGGGGAGTTTAGAAATACCGATAAACTCAGTTACAAAATAAAAGCTGAGCCAATGTCGGACGATATTCATACAGTTATGGGTAAAACTCTGATGATAAATCACGTTTTGCAATATGCTTCAAACTCACTGGATAAAGAGTCGGTTGGTCAAATGATCCGCATGATGCCGTTTGCAAATTCTGAAAAAGCTTTTGAAGGATTAACTTTAAATTACGATAAATCTG